ATGACTAACTATACAATTATTCAAAATGAAACTATAACCTCCTATTTAAGTGACAAAGCCTTTAGACTGTATACTTTGCTACAAAGTATGTGTTATGGAGATAAGATTACTTGTTATCCATCGCAAAAATATTTAGCTATAGCTTTAGGATGTAGTGTTCGCACAATACAAAGAACATTAATGGAATTAAAGAAATTCAATTTAATATCAATCAGACGTAGAGGTTCAATTTCGAACGTTTATTACTTATTACAGAAGAAAGTACAACAAACAATACAAAACATCAAAGATAAGGGAAAAAGCCGAGAGAACGGCTCTAAAGGAAAAAAATCTACAAAGAAAACTAATAAAAAAGATAATTACAATAACAAATATAAAATAGATAAATTTAATGATTTTGAACAAAGAGATTATGATTTCGAAAAATTAGAGGATTTATTGTTAAATGGTCAGGGCAATTTATCTGAGTGCCAAATTTGACATCTACTATAAAGTAAAAGCACCTATTAGAGCGGCTACTCTAATAAGTGCAACGAATTAAATATCTCAACATATTTAACATCTACACTTATATTATATCAAATTTTTTAAAAAATAATAGTATGTAGATGTATTTGTCATACCTTAAATTATTAAGAACTAGTTTAATAATTAATAACAGTAATTTGTTACAAGTATTTATATATTAAATTTACTAAAAATGTATGCTATTCAGGAAATATTTCTAAGAGATTACTATTTTTTATTTTTATATGTTTAAGATGTCGTATTAAAAATGACTATATATAAGTATAAGATAGGACAATGAAACTATAGAAATAAATAAAACTAAAGAATTAATTATATTTAATATAATATATTTAAAAAAATTAAAATAGTACATAATATACCCTTAAATTACAATATATGCTATAATTGTCATATGGAATCAATTAAGGGGGATTGACATGAAAAAGAAAAAGTTTTTTAAAGCGGTATTATTATGTTTAAGTTTTATATTGTGTCTAGGAATTTTTGTTGGATGTGGAGATAGCTCAGGTAGAGGTAATGAAAGTAATGAAAGGTATAAAGCATATGAAACAGCAAAATCTTATGTTGAAGATGAACTAAAATCTCCAACTACAGCTGAGTTTGCAAGTATAAATGAAGCAAAAATAACTAAATTAGGAAAAGATGAATATCAAATAGAGTCTTATGTAAATGCAGAAAATAGTTTTGGTGCAAAAGTAAAAAGTACATTTAATTGCAAAATTGTTGTAGATTATGATAAAGAAAAGGTAGATTGTTATGATTTAGTAATAAAATAAAACATAGTAAAATAAACTCATTTAAACTCTTAACAAATTAAGGTTAGGAGTTTTTATTATGCTTAAAAAGGGTTTTAAAGTATAGATTTAAATTAGAATTACCATTAAAATATATAAAGAAAGATTTATACAACTAGGAGGAGTCTATGATATATATAACAGGAGACACACATTTCCCCAATGATATAGAAAAATTAAATGAATTAAATTTTCCTGATTGTAAGAATTTAACGAAAGATGATTATGTTATTGTATGCGGTGATTTCGGTGGAGTTTGGGATAATTCTAGAGAAGAACTATATTGGAGAGAATGGTTGAATAAAAGGAATTTTACTACTTTATTTGTAGATGGAAACCATGAAAACTTTGATTTATTAAATTCCTATAAAGTAGAAGAATGGCATGACGGCAAAGTGCATTTTATAACAGATAATATTATTCACTTGATGAGGGGACAGGTGTTTACTATTAATGGACTAAAATTCTTCACTATGGGAGGAGCCACTTCTGTAGATAAAGAAAATAGGCAAGAACATATTTCATGGTGGGAAGAAGAAATACCTAATCAGATTGAAATGGAAGAAGGATTAGCTAATTTAGAAAAACATAATAATAAAGTGGATTATATTATAACTCATACTTGTTCTAGTTCAACTTTAAAAGATATAACTGAAGTATATGGATTTCAACCTAAACCAGAAGATGCTGTAAATAAATATCTTGAAATAATAGAGGGAAAAGTTAAATTTAGAAAATGGTATTTCGGTCATTTTCATGAAGATATCGAAATAGATGAAAAACATACGTTAGTGTTTGAAAGAATAATAAAAATACAGTAGAAAAGAAGTCTAAAGTTTAATTCTTTAGACTTCTTTTATTTATATTATATTGAATTAAAAAAACGCTTTATAAGGATGTCTTTTATAAAAATTTTTTAATTCAATTTTATTATTTATATCTTCATTTGTTATATATTTTCCTATGGAGGTTAAAGACAAGCCAGTTAAGTATTTAATCTCTTCTATTGTAAAACCATTTTCAAACATTTTTTTTATCAAAGATTCTTTTATAAAAGATGGAGTAATTAATTTTTTTCTTTCATTATCTAAGTTTGTCTTAAAGGCTTGAAGACTTATTATTCTATTGAAAGATACATCATTTAATTTGTTATATCTTCCTCTATATTTACTATAAAATAAAAATTCACAATTTATTTTATTCATTTTTTTGTAATTTTTATATTTTTTTAATAAATTTAAAATATTATTAGTCAAAGGTATAGAACGATTATTAACATAAATAACTTTAGAGTTAATATTTACATCATTATCTTTTAAATTTTTTATTTCTTTTATATCTAATCCAGTATACAAGAATAATAAAAATATTAATGAGTTTCTAAGTGAGTTGTTCTCATTTTTATAAGAGTTTAATATTTCTATTATTTCATTGTCTTCTAATAGTTTATAGTTATTTTCTTTAGAGCTTAAAGAAAAATCAGATAATATTTTTTCTTCATTTAAATTTTCAAAAGGGTTACTAAGTATTTGACGATTATTTTTTAATATTTCACAAAATCCTTTTATATAATTATATTTATTCACGATAGTTTCAATACTCTCAGTATATCTTTGGTTAGAAATTTTTTTTTCCTTTATGTCTTCTAGTAAAAAATTATTTAAAGCATATGGACTTATAAAGCTCAAATCATAACTTTTATATTTATCAATTATATAGTTAATAAAACCATATAAAATACTTTTATATTGCCTAAAAGAGCCTTTATCATTAGAATTATATTTTTTGTTAAAAGAATTTTTAAATTCGGCTAAATTTTTAAAATAATAAGTGCATTTATTTATATATAAAAATTCATAACTAAGACAACTTATATTATTAGAATTAAATTTAGCTACATATAAATCGTTTACAAAAGTTCGATTACTAGGTGGTTTTAAATAACATCTTAATACTTCTTTTTCAACTGAAGTTCCACTTATAGAGTTGTTAAATAAAATATAACAGTTTCCATTGGTTAATATTCCCCACTCTATATTTCGTGTATTCATATAATTGGTTAATTGTATACAATCCCTATTAGCTAAATCTTTTTCGCCATGTTTAACTTCAATAAAAAGGAAATATTTTTTGTTTTTGTCGTAAATAGAAATATCTACTTTTTTTCTACCTTCATATGTGGGATATTCAAAATGGAAATTTTCTTCATTGTACCCCAGAAGAACAAAGAGGGGATATACAATTTTTATTTTTATATTTTCTTCATTGCAATCTTCTAAGCTATCATATCTGTCTAATAAAGAATCTAAATTATATTTTTTCATTTTTCTACCTCCGTTTAATTGTAATTATTTATTCATTTTATATTGTGTTTAATTGTAATTATTTATTCATTTTATATAAAAAAGACTAGGAAATTTAATCCTAGTCTTTAACTATTTCTAATGCATCACCAATATCAACTTCTAAAATAGTACATACTTTTTCCAGTATGTTATAGCTTACAGCATTAGTCTTACCCATGACAAAATTATACATTGTATTGTATCCTATATCACATTTTTTAGAAAGCCATCTTATATTACGTTCTCTTTCATTTAATATATCCATAACTTTTACTTTAATCATAATCTTTCCTCCAATTAAAAACATTTCATTATAATAATTATAGTATGTGGATTATAAAAAAAAATATTTTAAATATAAATAATTATCATGTTGACATGATAATAAATAAAGTATATAATACAAAATATAAGGTAAATAAAAGAAATAAAGGTTTTATATCATATATAAGATATATTTTGGTAAACAATATTACAACTTATAGCTTATAGAATTGTAAAAACCATGGAATAATAAAAGAAAAGGTAATAATGTAAATTAAACTATAATGGAGGTAATAAAATGATAAATATTACATTAGAGAAAATGGAATATTTAAGAGGAGAAAAACTAAGACATTTAGTAAGATTTCTAAAATCTAATAAATTATCTTTAATTAGCGATGATATTGCTACAGTAGATAAGAAAAAGGTAATAGAAACAGAAACAGATATAATAGTTACAGGAAATGCAGTTGTAGGAGAATTAGAAGAATTTATAGAAGGATACAGTTTGAACATTTCTAAAGAGGGGTTATTAGACTGGAAAGAAGATTGGTTTGCTGGAGCTATTAACTTACATTATATAAATTCAGATAAACAATTAATGGTAGATGGTGCAAGGTATGTGTATGGTTATTAATTTAGCAGATCATAAAAATAAAAGAGATAAGGATATACAAGAATTAATAAGAATAGTAAAAAGTTATTCATTTAATAATAAAGATTTAGAAGAAGATTGTAATTACTACCTAGAACAATATTTGCAGAAAATCAATTCTTAAAACATATTAATAAATATTTTAGATGTTTTAGAAAGTTTTGTAAAAAAATTCTTAGTTTGCTTGACAGTAAAACAAAAATAGCGTATTATATAAAATATAAGCTTAATAATCAAGCAAAAGAGGTGGTTTATTTGATAGGATTAGAATATGTTTTAAGTTTATATAATCTTACACAACAAGAATTAGCCGAGGAATTAGGTATAAAGAAACAAAATATAAGTCAGTGGGTTAAAGGTAGTAGAAAAATACCTAAAAAATATTTAACTTATTTAAGTGAGAAGTTTAAAATTCCTGTTCCGTATTTCAGCATGGAAATTAAAAAAAGTGACGAATTAAAGATTAAAATAATTAAATTGAAAAATGAAAACCCTTCTCAAAAAGTTAATAGAGTTTTTGATCCAATTAGACGTGAATTTAAAGAAGAAGTTTACGAACAATCTGTTGAAAATGAGATTACTTTATTAAACATAGAAATTGAGAGGCAAGAACTTTTGGAAATAATTTATAAAATAATTAACTTTGATTTTGATAACAAAACAGATCATATTAAAGAATACGCTAACGAAAATAGAAAAATAATTGGAGTGTTTGATTATATAACAACTATTTTAGAAAGTAAAAAAGTAGAACCAGATTTATTAATGGAAATTCTAAATGCAGTAGTATTATCATTTAAAATTGAGGAAGGATTCGATATGAGACCATTAGTAAGAGATTTAGAAATGATTTTTCAGTGTTATGAGTTTGATGAGAAGCGAGGTTGTTGTATAGAAAAACATAATGAATAGAGTGTTTTAAAGGGACACTCTTGATATAAATAAAAGAATGACATGGGGGGGTGGTGGAAATGTTGGAATAGGTATAGCTGACGTATATTGGAAATAAAATAATTCGGAGGATAATGAGATGCTAATAACAAATTTAAAAAAAGGAATGAAATTGGTTTATATTAATGAGGAAGAAGAGCTTTATAAAAAATATGAGGGCTGTATTGACAATGAAATATATTGTGAATGTTGTATTCATTTTAAATGGGAGGCAGAAAATTGTGATGCTATTTGTTTAATAAATAATGGGTATATATATGGTGATGAAAAGGAATGTAATAATTTTAAAACCATGTAAAACACAAATAAACTATTCCAATACTGGGAAATAGTTATATAAATACATTTATTCAATTATTTAAACAAAATACACTAAAATATAACCAAATTTCCAGATTGAGGTTATATACAAAAAGTGTTAATATTAAAAGTACGACTTTTTAATTAAGTACTTGTCAAGGGGACAAGTCTACCCAATTTGCCCTCTAGTACCTTTTTATTGTATGTTGACTTATTTTTGTTTCTTATTACTATTATTTTGTAAATAACTGGTTAAAAAACTTCAACTTAATTATACATTAAGCTAAATTATTATGTTTACCGTTATTATATCAGATTATCATTTTTGTTTCAATAGGTTTAAGTGAATTAAATAAGATTTTATTAAGATTAGAGGAGGATTATATTATGAAAATTGAAAAACTAAGAGAAGAGTTCAAAAAAGAAATGGACAAGGTTAAGAATGGGGAAGAAATTACAGAAAAATTTGAGCAATTAAGAAAAGAATTAAGAGATTCAGAAATAAAAAAGTATGGACAAGCAGACAAAGAAGAAATCCCATTTTAAAAATAACTATAAATAAAAATATTAAAAAATATGAAAGGTGGAAATTAATTATGACAAAGAAAACTTTATGTAAGGAACAGAATTTTAGAGGAGATTACAATAAAATATTTTCAAAAACAATGAATTTTATTGCAATTAATTGTTTTTCAGATATAGGAAAGTGTGAAAAAATCCTTATAAATGATTATGAAGTTAATATAGGTAATTATTTTGATGAATTAGAAAAGGATATTAAGAAGTATTTAATACAAAATAAATTATTTATAAGTGGAGTTAAGGTAGAAGAAGATGTAATAATAATTACTGTTACTACAGATATATATGATTTGTTATTCGTTCCAGAAATCAAAGAAGATGAGCCTACAGATGAACAAAAAGAAGAAATAAGAAGGGAACAAGCTATAGAGGATTATGAAAATTGCAAAAAAGAACATGAAAAATCTTGTCCCAAATGTAGAAGTATAGCTACAAATTTAGCACCAAATGGGGCAGGAGTAGAAGAAGAAACATATTGGCATTGTGAAAAATGTGGATGGGAAGAATAATAAAACATAAATAAAGGACATTAGGGGAGTTATTCCCCTTTTGTTTATCTATATTAAAATGGGGGATTGAGTATGAATTTTGAAAAAGATTTAAGAGAACAGATAATTCAATTATTAAAAGAAGATAAAATTAAATTCAATAAACAAGATTCAACTAGTAGATTATTAATAAGTTATTTAAATGTATTAAATAGAAGAATACTAGTTAAAAAAAGAAAAGTGTTCATGTCTGATAATATTAAAAAGATAATTGATGGTAATAAGTTACATAAAAAATATATAGATGCTCTATTAAAATTTAAAAGTAATTTTGAGAATGGCATAGATATGAATGGACATTTAAGCGCAGATATATATTACTCTAATTTATCTGTAAAAAATAGGGAAAATCCTATTTATAGAAAATCAAGAGATTATTTACTAGATGATTGGGGAATTTATCATATTCATTTAAGAGACAAAGATGCAAAGAATGAAAGGGAAATGCATAGTAATAAAAATGATAAAGAAAAAGGCAATAGATCAGAGTACTTGTTGTTTGTAAAAATAACTAATACGAATGTATATTTTATAGATATTTTAAATCATAATAAAAAGAATGTGTTTGCAAAACAAGAGTTATTAGAAACATTGGATAGAAATTGGCACTTTCTTTTAGAAAAATATATGTTATCTGATGTAATATCTGTTAATGATAGATTGACAGATGAAGAAATTTATCAAGCAAGAAAAAGTGGTTCTTTAATATTTTATCAAATTAATGATAAGGTATACGCATGTATAGGTGGGGGATTAACAACTGCTGGAACAAATATTATGCATACAATGAGAGCTGATAATATTTTAGATGATATGTATTTTATTGAGGAGTATTTCAGAAATAATTATACAAGCATAAAAAATGAAGTTGCAGATATAACAGGAATAAAATGTTTTAATAGAGATTTGAAATTTAAATTCTTTTTAGATGCAAAAGGATATGTAGTTAAAGAAGTTAATACTAATTATGCAGCACTATACTTTTATGAAGAAGATTATTTGAAAAAACGAGTTGGAATAATAAAAGACAAATATTAAATCATATAAATAGATTTTAAAAAAGGTAGATAAGCAGCATGGAAAGAGATTAATCGGAAATTACATATAGGATATTCGGGCAATCCTGCCCTCTATCCACTTTTTATGGAGATGTATAAATGTCTTTAATTATATAAAATTTATAAAACTATAAAATAAGTCTACGGACGTAAAACAGGGGGATTTAATATGGAACATGGATTTGTAAAAGTATTAAAATTAGACCAAAGAAATTTAGACAATAAAAGGAAAGTAATTAATGTAAAAGAGGAAAATGTAACAAAATTAAGTAGCTGTAATTTTTTAATAAAAACACTAGAAACTTATAACAATAAAAAATTTGAAAATAATGAACAAATAAAAGAATTTATAAAAATTAATTTATCAACAACAGAAGAAGAAGCCAAAACACAATGGTTTGATGGAATTGAATATGATGGTAAAAAATATGTTGCTTGGTTTGCTACAGTAGGTGGAATGAAAAAAGAAGGTAATGGTATATGCGATACTATTTTTATTAGAGAAGATTATCAAGAATTCGCTGAATTAGTAGAAGAATTAATTAGTTTAGGTAAATTTAAAGAAATTGAAAATTTAGAAGATGATAATCCAAATAAAATGATATGCATAAACAAAGATGTGTTATCGAGAATTTCTCTTATTACAAGTGATTTAATAACAGAAATTGAAATGCCAAATTTTATTGTATTACCTTCAGCAACATATCATATAGTAAAAGATTATAAAACAGTAGAACCATTTACATATATTGAAAAGAAAGAAAATGAAAAAGGTGAGATTGAGGAAATAGAACATATTGATTACAATCTTGTAGATGTTCATTTTGATGATGATATAGATGTCTTTGATGGTGGTGGAATAGCAACCCCAGTAGTCTTCAATAGAATAGGAAATGTATTAGGTAGAAAAAATATTGATTTTGCAATTATAAGAGGTTATGGATTAGGAATAAAAGGACTTATAACCAGATTTAATATAATAAAATATTTGGATATATTTTATAAAGAAGATACAGACTATTGTAGAAAAATCAATGGACAATATCAATTGTTAGATAGGTGGAATGACTGGCAAACAATTACAGAGGATACAATACTTTTGAATGATAGTATGGTTAAACTAGCTAAATATTTTAAAAATATAGAAGAGTATAAAACATTATTAAAAAAACAAGATGAAAAATATAGTAGTTTATTAAATAAATTATATATTACAAAAATTAATAAACCTTCATATGAAATAACAGACTATAGAAGATCAAATTATCAATTAATCAATGCTTTAGCCTTAACACCATATCAATATAATCAATTAATCAAACATGATATTAGAGCATTTACTAAATTATTAAAGCCGTATAAGTGTGTTAAAGGTGAAGGAGATACTAAAGAATTCATTGCTAATACAGATTATATCAATTTATTTTATAAACAATGTACTAATATAAATTTAAATGAGAAAGAAGAGATTAATGAAGATGATTTAATAGAAATATTTGAAAATGTAGTTGATAAAACACATGAATTAATTAATATTAATCCAGAATTTGTTAAGCTTGACTATGTTAAAAAAAATCTTAGAAGGCTAATAGAGAAAAAAGTAAGAGAATTGGCTTTAGGTAAAGTTACTATAAAAGCTAAATATCAGTATATTGCGATAGACCCTATTTCTTATGTGAATTATGCAATGTATAGAGAACAGGGTGATAATGGACTCAAAGAAGGTGAATTTTATTCATCAGATTGTGAAGGTGGAGACATAAGAACAATACAAAGAAATCCATTAAGTGCTTATTCAGAAGTTCATAAGGTTAAATTTGTTAAAAGTAATTTTTTTGATAACTGGTTAAGTGACTGCAAAGAGTTAATTTATTTTAATCAAAAATCAGATATATTAAGTTTTTTATCTTCAGCAGATTGTGATGGAGATGCGTGTACTGTAATAGACGAACCTATAATAAGAAATGCTGTAATAGTACCTAAAGATGGAAAATATTTTATAACAAAAAATGATGGAAAAAAGAAACCTTTACTTTATAACAAAGAAAATAGATTTGTAAGTACATATTTAGCAGCAGGAAATTTAATAGGAAGTATAGCTTTAAAATCAGCCAATGTTAATTGCCATTGTCAAATAGTACCAAGTTATTATGATACAGTTAATAAGAAATTTATTGATTATATTAGATTTAAAGTAGATATGGAAATGGATAATGATTGGACTAAAGAAGAAATTAACAAGTTTATTGATGAAAAATTAGAAAGTAAAGAATGGATAAAAGGTTATAGTAAAGATTGTGAAAAAGAATTGTTTGAATATCAAAAACAAAAATATTATGAGTATGAAAAAGAAATTTATACTATTCTTTATAATTCAATGATGGCTATAGATGCTCCAAAAACATTAGTATTCCCTTCTAAGAATCATATGGAAGTAATAGATAAAAAATATCGTAGTAAGGTTAATTTTTTGAAGTATAAAGAAAATAAAGATAATGTAATTGAAAAACAATATTATGTAAAACATAATAATTTATTAGATTTTTTTGCTGGATTAATTCAAAAGAAGCTATTAAATATTATAGAAAATAATGTTAAAGAAAAGCCTAAATTTTCACGAAGAGAAGATTTGTTACAAAAACAATTAAAAAATGAAAACTACTGTAAAGAAACTTATGATTTATGTTTTAGTGAAGTAGAAAAATTATATAAAGAGTATACAGATGAACGTAAAAAAGCTGAAAAGAATGAAAGTAATAAAAATAATAAATTATGGAAAGATATGATGTTTCATCAAAATGAAGTTAATGACTGGGATCAATTTATGGAAGATGAATATTGGGGTAATAGAAAATTAAATAAACAAGAAAAATATAAAGAATATAAAGAAATTGATAAGAAGTATATTCCAGAAGCTCAAAAATTATTAAAAATTTTTGACACTGATACAATAAGTCAAGCTATAGCTAATTTAGAAAAATGTACAGAGGATTTTATATTAAGCTTATTCTTCAATTGTTTAAAAAATAAAGGTACTAGGTATGTTTATCAAAAATTTATTGGATTACTTAATCAAAAAGAAGAAGATTTTGATATTGAATATTTATATGAAAAATATAAAAAAATTGAAGTTAAAGACTTTGATAATAGTAAAAATATAGACTCTCTAGTACAGGAAGATAAATTAAGACTTAAATTAGAGAAAAAAGTGAGATTCAGAATGTTTGATAACTATATTATAAAAGAAATCGAAGATAGACTAGAAGATGGAGAATATATATTAAATTTAATTGATGAAAGAGTACAAGCTTTTGAAGAATTTCAGGATGTTATTAAAGATAAAGAAACTGTAAAAATAATTAAATTTGATAATAAGAAAAATGGAGAACTAGAAATCTCTAAAAAATCATTTGGAGTAATAATAGAAGGATAACGGAGCGACTGCCCCTTATATCCTCTTTATGTGGAGAATTATAAAAATTATAAAACAGTAAAATAACTTAATTAAGATTATGGAGTTAACAAATTGAGATAGGGAAGGTGGATATTATTATGGAAAAAAGAATACAAGTTATTAAAAATTATAATGATGCAAATTTATTATTAAAAAAAGGACATAAAATATTAAAAATTGATAGGGATAAAAATAGTAGAAATTATTTAATATTTTTATTTGAAAATAATGAAGAATTACAAAAGGATTTAAGAAATATAACTGGTTATTTAAAATAAAGAACAATTGATGGGAAGGATTGAAGAGAATATGGGGAAAAAATTAGATTTAGAATGGGTAACACAAGCTATAGGAGAAGAATATAAAAAATGGAATAGAGGAGACATAATTAAAATTAATGCTCAAACAGGAACAGGTAAGACTTACTTTATTAAGAATAAGTTAATACCTCATTTAGAAGAATATGAAAATTTATTATACATATGTAATAGAACTAATTTAAAAAGACAATTAAAAAAAGACTTATTAGAACAATTTGGTAAAGAAATTCCATATATCAAAAATAAAAATGGACAATATAAATTAAAGAAGGGCAAAAGGATTTTAGATATAAAGGAATTAGATAAAATAACAACTATAGAGAACGTTACAATAACAAGTTATCATGCTATACAGAATTCAGAATTAGATAGAGAATATAAAATAAATAACTTTAATACAGATTATGATTATATTGTAATGGATGAATGTCATTATATATTCGCAGATGGAAGTTTTAATAACAAGTGTAGACTAGCGTTTGATAAATTAATAAAAGAAAATTATCATTTTTCAATAAAAATATTTATTTCTGCCACAATGGATGGTATAAATGATTGTATTAATAAAAGCATAGAGTTTATTTTAGGTATAAAACCTAAAATATGGACGTATACAACAAAAATTGATTATAGCTATGTAAATACTAAATATTTTAAACAAATAGATGATATAATACAAAGCATTAAAAATGATAAAAGTGATGGGAAATGGTTAGTATTTGTAAGCGATTTAAATGTAGGTAAAAAAATTATTGAGGAAATTGGAAAAGATAAAAGTTCTCTTATAAAAGCTGGCACTCGAAATAATGAAGAATTAAATAATATAATTAATAATAGTAAATTTCAGAAAAAAGTGCTAGTAGCTACAAAGGCTTTAGATAATGGAATAAATATAAGTGATACAAAACTAACTAATATGGTTATTATGGCTTGGGACAAGATAACTTTTATACAAATGTTAGGTAGAAAAAGAATAAATATTGAAAATGCACAAGAAATTAATTTATATATACCTACAAGATATAAGAAAAGTTTCTCAAGTAAAATTAATACTTATAATAAAAAAAGAAAGGAAATTGAATTGTTTAATAGAGATATAAATGCTTTTAATAGAAAGTATGATAATGATTTAGATAAGATAGCAAAACTAAATGATTTATTTTATAGAGATTTAAATGGAGAATGGAAGATAAATAAAGTAGGAAATTTAAGATTGTTTTTAGATATGCAGTTTGCTGGGGAAATGGTAAAGAGGTTTAAGATTGAAGGGGAGTTTGCTTTTATTTATAAACAACTAGAATGGATTAAAAGATTAGATAATTTTGATGAATTTAATTTAATTGAGAATGTTATATCTAATAATGAAGTTGAAAGTTTAGAAAAATATTTAGAAAAAATTCAAGGTGAAAAATTATTTGATGAAGAACAACAAGAATTGTCTAATTTAATAATAAAAGAATTAATTACTATAAGTGATAAAGTTGATTATAGAACTCAAAAACTTAAACCTTCAACAATAGAAAATATTTTAAGAAATCAATTAAATTTAGATTATGCTGTTAAATCTAAGAGAGAGACAAAAGGAAGTATGAGATATAAGAGATATATTATTATAACAAAATTAAAATAAAAAATGTGCCACTTTTACTATAGAATCTATACATATAAATTTTATAGTAAAATTGACACAAAATTAAATTATATCATATAAAAATATAAGGGTCAATAAAAAAGAAAATTATAAATACGTTCGTTGAAAGTTCGGGGCGTGGGGTGAAAACTTGCGAACGTGTGAATTTAATTAGATATTTAGTGATTGTCGGTGAGGTACGAACCTTACAAGCACTTAATAGATTATTAAAGAGGAAGGTTCAAGTTTTCAAGTCCCCACTTATTAATAAAAAATAATGAGTAGATAGCTGGTAATTATACAGTAAATTCTACTCTTTTTCTATTTATATTAATTGGATTATGGACAACGGACTTCCAGTCCTTATGTCCTCTTTTTGCGGAAGGATATGAAAAATATCTTATTCAAAATAATAATAAAATGGAGGATGATAATATGTTAAGAAAATTTACAAACAAGAAATTAAGTGAAATTGAAGAAATTCAATATGCTAAAAAGGTTTTAAATGAAGAGGGAGTTTATTCTTATCAAAATCAAAAGTATGTTTATTTTTACAACAATAACAAAGAATTGATTAGGATTGATAATAATTTAGAAAGTAAAATGGAAAATTATTATGAGTTAAACGAATCTATGAAGGAAATATACGAAAAAACATATAAAGAATATAAATCAAAAAAATTCGAGAGCGATGTTATGATAATGTTAGAAAAAATTTACAAAGAAATAAAGAGAAATAAAGGTTTACAAACAAACACAACATTAGCAGAAGATATGATTAATACTGCAAAATTATTAGAAAATTCATTTAAAAAAATAAATGAGGAATGTAATATGAGTATAGAAAATAAACTTGAACAATTAAATGATTATATAATAGAAAACTTAAATATGGAATTAATGGATAATAAGATTACAGAAGTATCTAAAACAATCGAAGGTTGGGAAAAAGTTATAAAAAGTGAAGAGTTTAAAGATGATAATATTGAAAGTAATTTAGAAATAATTCAAGAATTAAAAAAATATAAAGGTTATGATTGTGTATATTCTACAGATTATAAATATGGCGGATGCTGGGGACAAGGATTTGTAATCATAGACCAAAATTTAAATTATGTAGACTTTGTTAGGACTATCTAAAATTGATTAGTCCTTTTTTAATATAAAAATATATAGTGGAGACACTTAAAAGAGCTAAGGAGGATTTTATAATGGACAAATTAACTAAAACAGAAATTAGAAAGAATTTAAAAATGATTGAAGAAGAATTAAATAACAGAGAAGAATGGGAATTAGAGAATTTTTATATAGAATATAGATTGTTTTTAAATAGAGAGGGTAATTTAAATTTTGTTATTTTGGGTGATGTAGAAGATGATAAATATGAAAATTATACAATAGAATTAGAAGATTATGATGTGAAAACTATTCTTAAATCAATGATAAATTACATATATGAAAATGAGATTAATTATAGAAACAATTATATAAGAAAGACTAAATCATTTAACAGTAGAAAAATTAAATCCCTAACATTATGGTTAGAACGTAGTAAACGGGATAGAGTCCAAAAAATTAATGAAGAATTAGCAGAAAGATATAAAACAACTAAGATGATGGAGAATAGAGTTGTAGAATATAAGGACTACATAAGAGATTTATATAGTTGTTTAAGTATTTTGTGTCCAAATTGGAAGGCACAAGATATTAAGAGTTATGTGTTTAATAAATTAAACGAAAGTGGATTTACAGATTTTTCTATGACAATGATAGATGGAAATACAATAAATATAACAAAATATAATGATAAAGATGAAGTTATAAAAAGTTTTAATATTGGTATAGATACATATTCAAATAAAAATATAATTTTAAATATGGTTAGAAATATGTTAAAAGAAGCAGCTTAGTACAACATTGGACGAAGCTGAAAAAATAAGAACACACTCAGGACAACGTTAAGCCTTTTAAGCTTCTGTTAATATAGCTGTCTATTAGTAGAGAATAATTTTATACATATAAGTTAGGCGCAAGAGATATAGGAAAAAATCTTATATCTTTTGAGCTTTTTTGTACGATTTTTTTAAAACGGATTAATAACTTTTTAGAAACATTAAATTTATAATATGAAAAGGGGAATGGAACTATGGGAAGAAGATTAATAAAAATTAGAACAATAAATCTTTGTGGAGTTTATGGAATTTATTATATAGAAAATAATAATAGGATTTTTATATATGTGGGAAGTTCCAAGGAATGTAATGATTCTTATAGCCGACATAAGCATTTTCTAGAGAAAGATAAGTATAAAAATACTAACAAAAGGCAAATGCAAGAAATATTTAATGAGGAAGATTTATATTTTACGATATTAGAAGAATGTAGTGAAGAAGATAGATTACAAATAGAAACTAAATATATAAATTTATATAAAGATACTATAGTAAATAAAGAACAACATGGTAAAAGCAGAAGAAGTAAACCTACTAAAGAGGAGACCTTAAAAAGACGTAGAGCTAATATAGGTACTAGAAATCCAAATTGTAAGTATGATTTAGATACTATTTTAGAAATTAAACAGATGATAGAGATGGGGTTAAGTAATACAGAGATAAGTAAAAAAACTAATATTAATAGGAATTACATTAGTCAGATTAGAAACGGACAAAAATGGTCAAGTATAAATATATTACCGATATAAGGTGTTAGAAGGTATATAAAGGTATATAAATAGAGGATTTTGAGCTGTAGAAACCTTAGAGGACTACAGCCTGTTTATTTAATGATTAGAAAGGTGGAGTTAATATGTATAGTCTAACAGAAAAAGAAATAAAAATGTATGAATTAGGTTTAGAATATGGATGTAGTCCTAAAGGATTAATTGCTCTAGCTAATGCTGGATCAACATGTAATATAGAAAAATATAATGATGATAATGATAATGATTTTATAAGAAATATAACAGATAAGGAATATGAAAGTTTTATTGAAAAAATTATAAAAAATAGGGGGAAGAGATATGGAAAATAAAATGGACACAATAGAGATAGTAAATAGAGGAAAAGTCAGCTATTTATATTGCAATGATACTTTTGAAGAAGATATACAGTTAATTGAAAGAAGTGGACAAGAGCAATACGCATTTGTTTTTCAAAATACGGAAAAATTACATAAATTATTAAAAGAATTTGATGAAAATGTATGGTTAAAAAGATATAATTCTTGTTTCAAACACGTGGCTCTAGAAATTAAAAAGAAAAAGATGGAGGAAATATAAATGGAAGTGAAAGATACTATTAAAGAAAATATACTCATAAACGGAAGAATCGGAGAACTTGAATATAATATATTTGAAAAAGATATAGATAATCTTATTAAAAAATTTGGAAGTACATTTGTAGCTAGAGAATTGATTGAAAAGACTCGTAAAGGTATGGGTTTAGAACAGGTAGTTAAAGAGTTGAATAATTAGTGTTGGAGGAGATAAGTATGTTATTTAAAAAATTTAATGATAATGAATTAAAAGAAATAAAAATAGCTTGTAAAGAATTACAAGAGACTGTAAAAAGAATACGAGGAGAAAAAAGTAATAAAGAATCTAAGGAAAAAGCAATAGAGAAACAAAAAAGAGAAGATATAGATTTAAAAGAATTATTAGATGAAGCACAGAAGGTTTATAATGTAAATAATAAAGCATTTCAATATTTGCTTAAGACATATATAGATAATATAGAAAATGATAGAAAAAACATATGTGAAAAGTGTGATGAAGTTATATCTGAATGTAGAAAATATAGGGAAAAATTATAAAAATTGAAGGAAAACTTGTTTAAATGTAGAATATTGGATGTTATATGGAATATTATATTTTGGAGGAATGATTTTTATGAATTGGAAAGAAGAATACGCATTAAGATGTAAAGATAAGGAATTAACGAAAGATTTGATTATGGATAGTATAGAAAGATTAAAGAAAGACTTAATAACTACTTTTAATAAATATGATGTAAAATTAAAAATGGATATAAGTAATGAGAGAGTTATAATAAATGAAAGAGTTATAGAACTAAATTTCCAAGGTGATGAATTTTTTAATTTTTATTATCGCAGAAATGTAGATATACCAATAGCATATGAAAAACATGCACAATTGTATTTAAATGGGGAACAGTATGAATATGAGTTAGATAACATAGAAAAGCAAACTTATTTTTTAGATGATGCTATAGATATAATTTTTCAATTTTTGTTAAGTGACAATGATAATTAATACTTAAATAAGTATCTATTAATTTTTATATTTGGGGGAATACATATGGATAATGAAAAGGTTATAAAAATTCCTATTAGCTATAGTCAAAGAAAAATTAATGAAATGGGTAATGGATATGTTCCTTGTGAAGTATCTGAAAGATGGTTACAGTTTGATAATGAATCTATTTCATTGCGAAGTGGAGAGTTTATTGGAGTTAATGTAATGACATTAGGAAGTGATGAACAGGCTAAAAAAATATGTAGCTTAATTTTAAATATTGAAGATATTAAAAGAGCAGTGGCTAATGTTAAACCTCAAAAATGATTGTTATAAGAGTACCTATTGAATTAGGTACTCTTAAATTTAAAATATATGTTACAATAATACATATATTTTAAATTTTGGGAGGATATTATATGGGATTAAGTTTTAGAAAGTCTATTAAGGTTGGTAAAAATACAAGAGTTAATTTATCTAAAACAGGTGGAATAGGATTATCCACAGGAGTCAAAGGTGCCAGAGTTAGTGTCAATAGAAAAGGTGCTAGAACACAGGTAGGAAGTAATGGAGTATATTACAGAAAAGATTACAGTTTTAAAAACGGTAATAATAACTATGATTTAAATAATAGTTATTATATTGATAATAATGTTACAGTAAACGAAATTACCATTAAATCTCCTCAATTAGATAAATTAAATAATGGAATTAAGAAAAATAAAAGGTTGACTATAGCTGCTTGGATTTTTATTATTTTAGGATTTATTCAGCCATTATTTTTGATCCTAGCTTTTGGAGTATTAGGTATGATTTTTTTAAATAAGAATATTAAAAGAAATTGGATGTTTAATAACATTGTTTATTATTATAAAAAAGGTGATAGTAATAAAGCCAAGAAGTGTTTAGATAAGGCTAAAGCATTACTAGAAGATGATATAACACAAGAATTAGAGAATTTTTTTAAACAAATAGATAATAAAAATATAAATGAAGTATCTAATGGATTTAGTTATAATATAATAGAGGACGATGTTACTGAATTAGATTTAGATAATGAAGAGGATGTACAGTTTGATAAACAAGTTGAAAGAAATCTTAAAGGAAAAGAGTTTGAAAAGCAAAAAGATATTGAAAGTGCTATTGCTTTATATGAATTAAATGTTAAAGATGAATTTGAAGGAACACATCCTTATGATAGATTGGCTATTTTATATAGAAAACAAAAGAAATATGATGATGAGATTAGAATTATTAATAAGGCTATAGAAGTGTTTAATACTTTATACTTAAATTGTGAAAGTGAGACTAGAAAGGAAGGACTTAAGAAGACTATTGATAAATTTCAATATAGGTTAAAAAGAGCTACTGAGTTAAAAAATAAATAATGAAGATAAAAGAACTTGTACATTTATATTAAATAAAGGTTGGGATAAACAAATACAACCATAGGCACTCAATAGAGTGTCTTTTTTATTGATTAAAATATTGGAGGTAGAGAAATGTTAAAGAGCGTAAATGGATTAAAAGAAATGATTATTAAAGGACAGATAAAAAGAATATTTATATTTGATAGCTGGAATAAACATTTTACAAATATAATTATAAAAGAATTTGATGGTTTAAATGTAGATATATGTGCTATTAAAAATAGTTTAAGGTGTGTGAAAGGAATAAGTTTTAATAATAAGGATTGTATAATATTTCATGAAACAGTTTTAAATAATTGTAGAGAAGTAGGTAATTATATATTGCAACAAGCTAATATTAATAATGCTCTTATAAAAGTGTTTACAGAAGATATGCTAGATAATTATTATGAAGGTGTCGAAACTATAGACTTACCAAAAAGTGAATGCATTAAAACAGATAAAAGTAAAGTTACAGTAAAAATCAAATTGGATACAAAACAAGTAATGAAAGCTGTAAGAGAAGCTATGAATGAAAGTATAAAAAGAAACATGGAAATAGTTATATAGGAAGGTGATTGATATTGCTCTAAAAAAATTATGTAGGTGTGGAAAAGTAGTAGAGTATAATAAAAGAATGTGTGATGAATGTAAGAATAAATATGATAAGAGTAAGAAAGAAAGCTATAAAGAATATAAGAAGAATAGAAAAGATAATAGAGAACAGAAGTTTTATTCTAGTAAGGAATGGATAATAGTAAGGGATATAGTAAGAAGAAAGTATAATAATATATGTTTATATAGTTATTATGTTGATAAGGAAATAAAGTATTGTAATGTAATACATCATATTATAGAGCTTAAAGAAGATTGGGATAAGAGATTAGATATAGATAATCTTATTCCTTTATCTGATAAAGTCCATAAGATAGTGCATAGAGCATATGATAGAAGTGATAAGGATAAGAAAGAAATGCAAGAACTATTAAGAGAACTAAAAAGAAAATATCAAAAGGAATTTAGTGCTAATTTAAAAAGTTAGTGCTTTTTTATTTTTTAAATTAGTATCCCCACGGTTAAATCTCTATAAATATTTATTAAAAAGTCCGTGGTGCAGTCTTCATTTTACAAAATTCTAAAAACCAACGTTTAGGGGGTAAGTATATTAATTGGAAAGGGGTGATTACAATGGCACGACCAAAAAAAATGTTAGCAATACAAGAAGGACATCTAGATAAAAAACAACAAGAAGAAAAAAAATTACAAGAACAAATAATACAAACTGGAATGGAACAATTAGAAAAACCTCCAAAATGGTTAAGGGATTCTTTAGCTAAAAAAGAATGGAAAAGATTAGTTGAACAATTCAAAACTTTAAGTGTAATAAGCAATTTAGATTTAAATAATTTGGGTGCTTATTGTAACGCTTATTCTAGTTACATAGAAGCTACAAAAGAATTAAAAAGACAACCATTAACTATAGAATACACGAATAAAGGTGGAGCAACTAATGTTATAGAAAATCCTCTAATAAAAATACAATTAAAATATTCTGATGAAATGAAAAAATACAGTAGTCTATTAGGATTGACTATTGATAGTAGGTTAAAAATAGCAACTCTTAAGCTTACAGAAACTAAAAAAGATATTGTAGATGAGTTTGGTGATATTTAAGTGACCATTAAAGAAGAATTAATTAGATACTGTAATAATTGTTTAAAGGATGTTTTTGTAAGTAAATTTGAAACATATATAAGTTGCGAAAAACATAAATGGGCTTGTCAAAGGTTTTTAAATGATATAGAAAAATTAGAAAATGATAAAGATTATATTTACTATTGGGATGAAGAAGAAGCTAAAAAGATTGTTAAATGGTTTACATATTTAAGACATAGTAAAGGTGAATTAGCGGGACAACCAATAATATTGACTATATGGCAAAAGTTTTTTATATGCCAAATTTATGGTTGGAGAAGAAATGATAATAAGAGACGTAGATTTAAAAAAAGTTTTATAGAATGTGCTAGAAAACAAGCTAAATCACAGATGGAAAGTGGTATAGCTTTATATGAATTAGCTTGTGGTAGCACAAGAAATGATGAAATATATGAGATATGTTGTGCGGGTATCAAAAGAAAACAAAGTAAAGTTGTATTTGAAGAAGCTAAATTAATGTTAAAAGGGAGTCCCTTATCAATTAAGTTTAAATGTACAAGAGATTATATAATGCACATAAAAACAGGTAGTACAATGATTGCACTAAGCAAAGAGGATGGTACTAAAAATGATGGAGGAAATATGGCACTATTCATATTAGATGAGTACCATCAACACACTACAGATGATTTTTATACCATGGCTAGTTATGGACAAGCTACAAAAGAACCGTTATTAATGATTATAACGACAGCAGGCGTTGACCTTAATAGTCCCTGCTATACACAAGAATATAAATATTGCAGTGAAATACTAAATCCTAATATAGATGTTGAAAATAATACATATTTTATTGATATATTAGAATTAGATAAAAAAGATGATATACATAATAAGAGAAATTGGTGGAAGGCAAACCCTTTACGAATGACATATAAAGCAGGACAAGAAAAAATACAAGAAGAATATGAAATAGCAAAGCAAATACCAGAAAAAATACCCTCATTTATGACTAAATGTTTGGATATATGGGTACAAGCAAAAGAAAACAGTTATATGGATATGGCTAAATGGAAAGCTTGTGAGGTAAAAAAAATTCCATATGATTTAAATAATAAAGTATGTTTTATCGGAGGAGATATGTCTTCTAAAATAGACTTAACTTCTTTAGCTTTTATTATACCGATATTGGATAATGGAGTTAAAAAGTATGTTATATTTAGTCATTCTTTTATACCAAGTAGAGAAAAATTAATGGAAAGAACGCTAAAGGATAAAGTCCCTTATGATGCTTGGGAAAGAATAAAAGATGAATATGGCAAAGCAAAGTATATAACTATAACTAATACTCCAATAGTAGATCAAAATGTAGTAATTAAATATGCTATAGATTTTTGTAAAAGATATAATTGGGAAATTGATACATGGTGTTTTGACCCTGCTAATGCTACGAAGATAATGTTAGATATAAGTGATATGGGGTATGATGTTACTGAATTATTCCAATCACATAATAAATTAAATGAAAGTACAGTAGCTTTAAGAGAAGAAGTATATATGGGCAATGTAATATATTTACCTAATCCAGTTCTAAATTTTGCTATGAGTAATGCAGTAATAAAGAGTAATAATGGATTAATTAAAATAGATAAAGATGCAACTAAAAAGAAAATAGACCCAGTAGATGCTTTAATTTGTGGTTTTAAAATGGCTTGGCTACATGAAGAAAAACCTAATTTAAATGAACTTATTAAGAAGGGAGAGTGGATACTATAGGAAAAATAATTAAACAATATTTAATGATAATAGTTACGTTTATAATGAAAAATATAGATGATATATTGATTTTAGGAGGATGTAGTGTATTAACTACAGCTTTTTTTATTTATGTAAGTAAATTTAGTGGAATGATAGCACTGTCAACGATTTTGATTTTGATAGGTTTAATCTTAAGTAAACTACCTAAAAAGGATAGTAATTAATAATGATATTAATAAATTTACTATAGAAAGGTAGGTGAAATAAATGGGCATATTTAATAAAATGTGGTCTATAAAAAATACAACAACTGAAACAGTAAATCAGAGTGATTGGTTTACAAGTTTAATAAAAAGTAGAACTACAACAAGTGGAGAGAAAGTAACAAAAGAAAGTGCTTTAACAATTAGTGGTGTATATGCTTGTACTGATACAATTGCAAGCTCTATTTCTAAGTTACCTATTCACATATATCAGAAAAATAAAGATGGCAGTAATAGAGTTGATAATGATGTTAGTTATTTACTTGAAAAGAGACCTAATCTATATATGACACCTAGCACATTTAAACAAACATTAACAGTTAAATTATTGTTAGATGGTAATACTTATGTGTGGGTAGAAAGACGAAGAGGTAAAGCAATTAACCTTTGGATTTTGAATAATGTACAAGTTCTACAAGATTATACAACGGGTGAAATTATATATAAAGCAACTTTAAATAATAAACCTTATACCTTTTTTAATGATGAAATAATACATATAAAAAGTTTATCTACAGATGGAATATTAGGAAAAAGTAAAATAGATATACTTAGAGAAACTATAGGAAATATGCAAAGTAGTAGAAATTTATTAGGTAATTATTTTAAAAACGGTACTACTACAAGTGGTGTAATAACTTATCCTAGTAATCTTAATACTGATGCAAAAACTGAAATAAGAAAGCAATGGCAAGAAAATAATAGTGGATATGATAATGCTGGTAAAGTTGCTGTATTAGATTTAGGACTAGAATATAAGGAAATAAATAGCTTGAAATTTACTGACCAACAGTTTTTAGAATCTACAAAATTTACACTTGAAGAAATTGCTAGAGTATTTAAAGTGCCACTGCATATGATTAATTCTCTTGATAGAAGTACCTTTAATAATATAGAGCAACAGAGTTTGGACTTTTATATGAATACTATATTACCTTTACTATTACAAATTGAAGAAGAATTTAATTATAAATTATTTAGTAGTACACAAAGAGAAAAATATTTTATTAAATTTAATATGGAAGGTGCTTTAAGGGGAGATAGTGCTACCAGAAGTACTTATTATGAAAAAATGATAAATTTAGGAGTATATAGTATAAATGAAGTAAGAAAGCTTGAAAATATGAATTCTATAGGTATTCAAGGCGATACTCATAGAGTTGACTTAAATCATGTTGATATAAAAGTAGCTAATGATTATCAATTAGCGAAAGCAAATTCTAAAAAGAAGGGTGGTGAAATAGATAATGAGTAAGTTTTATGAATTTAAAAACAAGACGGATAAGAATATAGATATATATGTTTATGGTGAAATTATAGGTGGTTCTGAAAAATGGGATGAATCAGATGTAACATTTAATGATTTTAAGGATAATTTAGAAGGTTTAACAGGTAAAGAAACCATAAATATGTATATAAACTCTGTTGGTGGTAGTGTAACAACTACACAAGGTATTATTGCTATGTTACGAAGAGCAAAAGAAAAAGGTGTAACAATAAATGCTACTATAGATGGAATTGGTGCTAGTTGTGCAAGTTTTTTACCATTGGTGGCTGATAATGTGTATGCTTATAAATCTAGTTTATTAATGGTTCATCATCCTTATACTTTATGTATAGGAAATGTTGATGAATTGCAAAAACAAATAGATTTATTGAATAAAATAGAAAATAGTGTAATGATGCCACTTTATTTAAATAAAGCTAAAGAAGGTATAACAAAAGATAAAATAAAAGATTTAGTTGATAAAGAAACATGGTTAAATGCTAAAGAAATGAGTGAAATATTTAATATAGAAATACTTGAAGATGATAAGAATTTAGTAGCTTGTGTAAAAGATAAATCTATATTAAATAAATATACAAATGTACCTAAACAACTTAAAAATAAACTATTAGAAGATAAGAAAACTACAGTAAAGACAGAGAATGTAAAAGATAAAGAAGAATTAGAATTAGCAAAAGCTAGATTTAGACTATTGTATTTATAGTCTTTTTTTATTCACAAATTAAATTAAAAAATGAAAGGATTGATTAGTAATATGACAAAAATACAAGAAATACAAGCCAAAATTCAGGAAATGAAAGGTGAAGCTAAGAATCTTAAAACTGCTGATGATATAAATGCGAAAATAAAAGAAATTGAAGATTTACAAGCTCAGTTAAAAATTGCAGAAATGGAGGAAGCTGATGAAAAAAAAGTAGTAGAAAATAAAATAAAAGAAGGAAAAATGAAAAATTTAAGTGAAGAAAAGGATGTTAATAATATGGGAAATAAAGTGATATATAATGGAAATTTATTTACAAAAGCAATTGCAGATGCAACATTGAAAGCTAGAAACAAGAAAGGATTTGTATTTAATGAAGGGGAACAAAGGGCTATATCTGAACATGTAGGAGAAGATGGTGGCTTTGCAGTACCTGCTGATATAAAAACTGAAATAAATAAGAGATTAAGAGATACGACAGATATATCTAATCTAGTTAATTTTGAAAAAGTTTATACTAGAAGTGGACAAAGAACATATGAAAAGAGAAAAAAGCAAACTGAATTAACTAATCTTGATGAGTATGGAAAAATACAAGAAGTAGATTATAGACAATTAGAGAGAATTTCTTTTAAACTACACGATTGTGCAGGACTTAAAACCATCCCAAATGATTTACTAGAATTTGCAGGAGAAGGGTTAAAGAATTTTATAATAGAATGGTTAGTAGATAAAGTTAGATTTACTAAAAATATCAAAATACTTTATGGCACTGGAGGAGAAAATGAAGTACAAGGAATAATGACTTTTAAGGATATAAAAGTTATTGATTTAGCAGCAACAGCAACTATAAAAGATTTTAAAAAGTTAATAAATGTTGAATTACCTTCTTATTATAAGACTTCTGCAACTTGGGTTACTAATCAAGATGGATATAATTTCTTAGATTGCCTTGAGGATAAACAAGGTAATTCTTATTTAAGACCAGATCCTAAGAATGATGAAGTAGATAAATTATTAAGAAAAAATGTAGTTGAATTACCAAATGAAGTATTAGAAACTAAGGATGGTAAAATTCCAGTAATTTTAGGTGATTTAAAATCTTTGTATACATATTATTCTGATGGAGAATATCAACTTTTATCTACTAATATTGGTGGAGGTTCTTTTGAATCTAATACAACCAAAACTAGATTAATCTATAAGATGGATGGGGGAATTGTAGATAAGGATGCTGTAATAATTGCCTATATTCCTACAACAGTTGTTGAAAAAGCTACTAAATAGCTAAAAACTAAATATAAGGATATAAATTAAGTTCCTATATAGGTTCTTTTTTATGTCCTTTTTTAATAAAGTAGGTGATTAGATTGATAGTAACATTAGAAGAAATAAAACAATATTTAAGGATAGAATCAGATTGCATAGAAGAAGATAGCTTTCTAGAACTATTGGAAAGAAGTGCAGAGCAATATATTAAAAATACTACAGGAAAACTATTTGATGATAGAAATGATTTAGCAAAGTTAGCGTGTTTAATTTTTATCTGTGATAGGTATGAAAATAGAGGAAGTGCTGATTTAACTATAAAGGCACAAAATGCGTTAAGTTATATACTTACACAATTAAGTTATTGTTATGTAGGTGATAAAAAATGAAAGTTAAGATAGGAGAAATGAAACATAGAATAACTATTCAGAAATATAGTACATATCAAAATGATAATGGTTTTGATATAGAAGATTGGCAACCTTATAAAACTGTATGGGCAAGTATGAATAATCTATGGGGTAAAGAATTTTACGCAGCAAAGTCTACAAATTCTGAAAATACAATAGAATTTATAGTTAGATATTCTAAAGATTTAAAAAATATAAATACTAAAGAATATAGAATCAAAACTATAAAAGATAAAAATGCTACAAAAGAAAAAGATAAATATAGATATCTTGATATAACTTTTATAGATAATATTAAATATGAAAATAAATGGCTAAAAATTAAAGCTGTTGAGGTGATTTAATTGGCTGATGGAATAATTGTTGAAGGTATGGATGAAATTTCTAAAATGTTTGAGGATATGACATTAACTGAAGCTGATGAAAGAAAGGCAGTAAGAAAAGGATTAGATGTTGTTGATACAAGTTTAGATGGACAAATACCAATAGGCAAAACTAAAAGGTTATCTAAAAGAAAGAAAAGTGTTAAAAAAGAAGGGCTTGCTACAGTTGGAACAACTAGATTAACGGCTTTCTATGATTTTATCAGAGAATTTGGTTCGAGTCAGTCAAAAGTTCATGTCGGTTTCTTCGATAGAGCAGTAAAAAGTAGTGAAAATGAAGCAATTGAAGCAGTTGCAAAAGAATTATTAGATAAAGTAAAGTAGGTGGTGATAATTGAGTATAAAACAATATCTTTTAAGTGTATTAAATAATAAAGAAATTATAGATTTGTTACCAAATGGTAAAGTATTTTTCCTTCACGCTGATAATCCAGATAAAAGTTTATATTTAGAATATGAGATTATTAATGAGTATGGAACTGAGTATTCTGAGGGAAATGAAAAATTCACAACATATATAGTTCAGATAGATATATTTTCTACTGGAGACTATACACAACTTGAAAATACAGTTAAAAGAATAATGATACATAATGGATTTAATAGAGATATGGCAACCGATCTTTATGAGAAGGAAACTGGCTTATATCATAAAGCAATTCGTTGGAATATAACATTATCAAGTTAAGAAGGTTAAATGGACTCTACATCCATAAGACCTTCTTTTTTAATGTAAAAAATTAATTTAAAAACTGAAAGGATGGGATTTTAATATGGCAGATAAAGTAGTACCTATAGTGGATTTAAAGAAATTATATGTAGCTGAAGTTAAAGAAGATGGTTTAACAACAGTATTTGGAGAACCAAGATATTTTGAGGGGATAAAAGAGCTAGGACTAAAACCAAAAGTTAACAGTGATGATTTTTATGCAGAAGGAATTTTATGGTTATCTGATACTACATTAGCTAATATAGATGTAGAAATTGATATAACAGATTTAAAGAAAGAAGAAGAAGCATTTTTGCTTGGGCATAAATTGGCAACGGAAGGTGGAATAATTAGAAGTGCAAATGACAAAGCGCCAGAAGTTGCACTTCTATATAAGGCTATAAAAGGTAATGGAAAAGCTAGATATGGAATAATGTACAAGGGTACATTTTCAATAGGGGATGAAAGTTATAAAGGCAAAGAAGGAAAGTCTAATTACCAAACTAAAAAATTAAAAGGTACATTTGCACCTTTAAGAAGTAATGAGATGTGGAATTACAAAGTAGACGAAGAAGACGGTATGACAGATGAAAAATTCTTTAAAGAAGTAATAATACCTACAGAGCAAGTAAAAACAACTATCGGAAAATAATTATTGGGTGGTATTTTTTACTACCCTTATTTTATTAAAAGGAAAGGATGAGAGAGTATATGTTACATAAAATAAGAAAGCAAAAAATAGGTGATGAAGAATATAGTTTTAGGATGGTTAATAAAACAATTCGAAAGATAGATGAAAAGTATGGTAATTATGGTGATGTGATTTTTGGGTTAATGGAAGGAAAACAATTCTATACAAATACTCTGAAATTAATAAGTTTAAGTTGCATTGAAAAAGAATGGGATATAGAAGAATTAGAAGACGGTATGACAGCAGAACAATATCAAGAATTAACTGTATTAGCAGTAAATGTTTATTTAGATTACATGGGATTAAATGAAGAAACTGAGGAAGAAAGAGCAGAAAAGAAAGAAGTTAAAAAAGAAAAAAACTAAATGACCAGTCAAAATCTAAATATTTAATAGATTTTGACTGGCTTTTTTATATCGCACATACACATTTAAATTATTCTAAGGACGAATTTTGGAATACCACACATAAAGAAATTTATAAACAATGGAAAATTCACGTTAAATTTAATGGCTGGGAAGTTAAAAATAATAACGAAGAAAATAACACTACAAGTGATATAAATTATAAAAAAGTAAATATAGAAGATATAGCATTTTTATAGAAGGGAGGTTAACTAATTGGCTAGTAATACAGAAAAAAGAATTACGGCAAAGATGGTGCTTGATAGTACAGGATATAATGATAAATTAAAAGGACTTAACGCTGAAATGAAAAAGCACCAAGCAGAATTGAAGCTTGCAAGTCAAGGTATTAAAAGTTTTGGTAAAGATTCTGAAAAATTAAAATCTGTACAGGAAGCATTAAGCAAGCAAGTAGAATTACACTCTAAAAAAGTGGATATATATAGTAAAGCTATAGAAAAAACTAAAACCAAATTAGACGATAATATAAAAGTTAGAGATAAATTAAAAAAATCTTTAGATGATGCTAATAAGAAATATGAGCAAGCCGTTAAAGTATATGGAAAAGAAAGTGAACAGGCTAAGAAAGCTAAAGAAGAAGTAGATAGATTAAAACAAGAACATGAAAAAGCTAGTAAAGCAGTTGAAACTAACGCTAAACAAGTTCAAAACTATGAAACTAATATGAACAAAGCTAATGCTGAAATGGTAAAGACCCAAGGAGAACTTAGGAAGGTAAATGGCGAACTTGAAAAAAGTAATAATAAATGGTTAAAAGCTGGGGAAAACCTAAAAAAGTCTAGTGAAAGACTAAAGAGTGTTGGCGGTGGAATGGAAAAAGCAGGGGAAGGAATATTAAAATTTACTGCACCTTTAGCGGCGGGAGGAATAGCTAGCTTAAAATTTGCTACAGATTTTGAAGATAGTATAGCAAAGATTAGTACTATAAGTGATGAAAGCGAAGTGTCTATAAGTGATTTAAGGAAAGGAATACTTAAATTAAGTAATGATACTGGGATAGCTTCAACCGAAATTGCTAATAACGTATATGATGCTATTTCTGCAGGTCAAAAAACGGGTGATGCGGTTAATTTCGTAAGTAATTCTACTAAATTAGCTAAGGCTGGATTTGCAGAAGCAGGACAATCTTTAGACGTTCTTACGACTATAATGAACGCTTACAAAATGAAAGCTGAAGATGTTAATAAAGTAAGTGACTATTTAATTACTACACAAAATGAAGGTAAAGTAACAGTAGGAGAATTATCTTCCGTAATGGGTAAAGTTATTCCAACCGCAGTTGCTACGAATACAAGTTTAAAACAAGTTACAGCTGGATATGCACTTATGACTAAGAATGGTATTAAGGCAGCTGAAAGTACAACTTATATGAATGGTATGTTAAATGAAATGTCTAAAACAGGAAGTACGGCAGATAAAGCAATAAAAGCTGTTAGTGGAAAAAGCTTTCCTGAACTAATGAAAAGTGGAAAAAGTGTTAGTGATGTATTAAACATGATGAATGATTATGCTAAGAAAAATAATCTTAGCTTAAAAGATATGTTTGGAAATGCTGAGGCAGGCAAAGCAGCACTAGTTTTAAGTACAAATGCGGGTGCTGATTTTAATGAAATGCTAGGAAAAATGGAACAAAGTGCAGGAGCAACAAATAAAGCATTTGGTAAGGTTACGAATACTACTGGTGAAAGATTTAAAAAATCACTTAACAAAATTAAAAATGAAGCTATAAGATTAGGTGATGCAATTGCTCCAATGATGGACAAGGTATCTGAATTAATGGGAAAACTATCTGATAAGCTTAGCGGGTTATCAGATGAGCAGTTAAAAAATATAGCTAAATGGGGAATGTTTAGTATTGCTACAGGTGGAGCTTTAAAAGTTGTAGGTGGAGGAATTTCTACAATAGGTAATATTGCAGGAGGACTTTCTAAGTTAACTGGTTGGCTTGGGAAAACATCTACAGCTACTAAAGTAGTAGAAGGCACGACTAAAGGTGCTAGTGCAGCTACAAAAATAGCAGGTGAAGCTATGACAAGTACTGTCGGTAAAACTGGATTATTAAGCAAAGCATTAGGTGGAATTAAAAGCGCTGGAGGATTAGCAGCAGGAGGAGTTACAAAATTAGCAGCAACTTTAGGAATGTCTGTTCCGGGACTAGGACTTGCGGCGGCAGGAGTAGCAGCAGTAGGATATGGAGCATATAAATTGCACCAAAACATGAAAAAAGATGCAGTTCCAAGCGTAGATTTATTTGATAAAAAACTAAAAACTACAAAAACAACTATGGATCAATATGGAAATAAGATAACTACCACAGCAACAAAAACAGTTAATTTCACAAATCAAACTAAGAAAGCAGTGGGACAGTTTGTAAAAGATAGCGATAAGGTAAATAAAACAGTATTTAATTTATGTGCTAACCAAACTAAAATTACTGCCAAAACTGCTAAAGATGTAACACAACAATATGTAAATATGGGAAATCAAATTAAACAAGCAGAGGACACAAAATATAAAGAAAGGTTATCAAGTTTTAAAGAATTTTTAAATAATAACACTACTATGTCTGCAGAAGATAAGGCACAAGCATTACAAAAAATGCAAGAAGCACACGATAAACAACAGCAACAAACAGATAATTATACTAAAAGAATTGCACAAATATTAGATAATGCTAGGAATAACAATAGAGCTATTTCTGCACAAGAACAACAAGAAATCAATGATATACAAGAGAAAATGAAAACCGAAGGCATTAAAAAATTATCTACAAGTGAACAGGAATCTAAGACAATATTAAGTAGATTAAAACAATACGGAACTAGAATTACAGCAGAACAGGCAAGTGATATTATCAAAAACGCAGAAAAGCAGAGAAGTGGTTCTGTTGATAAAGCTAATCAACAATATAATCAGACAGTAGCACAAATAAAAAAAATGAGAGATGAAGATCATTCTATAACTAAAGACCAAGCTACTAAAATGATAGCTGAAGCAGAAAGACAGAAAAAAGGAAGCATAGAAAAAGCTGAACAACACAAAAATGGTGTTGTAAAGCAAATAAAAAAAATGAATAGCGATACTCTTAAAGACATTGATACAACAGACGGACACATAATGACTAAATGGGAAAAGTTAAAGAGTTGGTTTGCTAACAATCCAATTATAAGATGGATTAAGTCTAAAACTAGCGGAGACCCCGAACCACAGAAAAAATGGACAGGAGATCGATATTTTTCTGGTGGATTGACATATCTTCATGATGCACCAGGCAGGAACAGTGATTATGAATTGTATGATTTACCTCGTGGAACTAGAATATTTAACCATGATGCAAGTCAAGATTTGGTTATGCAGACCGCTGAAAGTGTAGCAACAAAGGTAGCTAATAATGTATTAAAAGGATTTAATGGTACTAATGGAATAAATGTAACACAACATATTTATTCTCCAGTATCAACTCCAAGCGAATTGGCTAGACAATCTAAAAACAATTTAAGAGAATTAGCGCTAAATTGGTAAAAGCGAGGTGGTGATATGAATAAAAAAGAAAAGTTTATATTTGAAAATGAAAAAGGACAACAGATAGAATTTTCTATTTGGAGTCCTTTTTTCTTAGAAAATATAGATGGTATAAGTGGGTTAAAGAATATTATTTATAGTAGCAAAGGAATGGGACAAGATGGATCTACTAATACAGGTAGCACCTTGGATGATAGAAATATAGTTATTCAAGGGGCTATAACAGAAAATAAAGAACTAAACAGAGAAAAATTATTAAGTATAATAAATCCTAAATTAAAATCTAAATTAATTTATATAGATAGAAATGTAAAAAAATATGTAGAATGTATAGTAGAAACTGCACCTATTATACCCAAAGAAAACAATCCTAAATTTCAAATAAGCCTTTTATGTAATAATCCATATTGGAAAGATTATATTGATAGTAAAGTTAATATAGCATTATGGAAAGGTGATTTCCATTTCCCTTTAGTAATTCCACAAGGGAAAGGCATTACTATGGGACATAGAGAACCCTCTCTTATTGTTAATGTAAATAACATAGGACAGGTTGAAACAGGCATGATAATAGAATTCTTTGCAAGAGGAACATTAAGTAACCCTAGCTTATTTAATGTAAACACTAGAGAATTTATAAAGATAAACAAAGGAATGGTTGCAGGAGAAAAATTTATAATAAATACTAACTATAGTAAGAAAAAAATATTACAAGAGCTTAATGGTGTTACTACAGATATATTAAATTATTTAGATATTGAGGGTGGAGGAGATACATTCTTGCAACTATCGGTTGGAGATAATTTATTTCGTTACAACACAGATAGTAATTTGGATAATCTAGAGGTTAATATATATTTTAGTCCACAATATTTGGGGGTGTAGTTTATGGAGCTATATATATTTAATAGAGATTTAGAATTAAAAGGAATATTAGATACTTTTACCTCTTTAAGGTGGATTAGAAGATATAATAAAACAGGAGAGTTCGAATTGCACTGTCCTTTAGATTTTAATATCTTGGATTTATTAAAAAGAGAAAATATTGTTTATAAAAAAGATGATATGGAAGCAGGGTATATAGAAACAAGACAACTTAAAATAAATGAAGATGGACAAGAGTATTTAGAGATTAAAGGCAGGTTTTTAACTAATTATTTAGATAGGCGTATTAATTGGGATAGAGTTAATTTTGATGGGAGAACAGAGGAGTTAATGAGAAGACTAGTATTAGAAAATGCTATAAATCCAACTAATATAAATAGAAAAATAGATAACCTAATCTTAGGAAATTTAAAAGGACTTACAGAAGATATTAAATATCAAAATAGCTTTGGAAATATAATAGAATGCCTAGAAAATATAAGTAATACAAATAATTTAGGGTATAGAAATTTATTAGATATAAAAAATAGAAAAATATTATTTGATGTATATAAAGGTGTTGATAGAACCATAAATAATGGGACTATAGCACCTTGTATTTTTAGTCGAGATTTTGAAAATATATTAGAACAGGAATACACGGATAGCTTAAATAATTATAAAAATACAACTTTAATTGCTGGAGCAGGTGAGGGCAAAGATAGAAAGTTAACATCTATAGAAAGTGGTATAGGATTAGATAGATTTGAGCTATACGTAGATGCAAGAGATATAGAAGATACAGAAACCATTAAAGTTACGGTTCCTGATTATGATGAAGAAGGTAATGTTACTGGAGAACATGAAGAAGATAAAGAGGTTGAGATACCTTGGGAGCGATACAAACCTTTGTTAATTCAAAGAGGAAAAGAAAAATTAGAAGAGTGCCAAGAAATACAAACTTTTGATTCTAAAATAAATACACAAGGAAATAATGTTTATAAAAAAGATTATGACTTAGGGGATATTGTAACTGTAATAGATAAAAAGTGGGGAATAAGAATAGACACAAGAATAACAGAAATAGAAGAAATATATGAGGAAAAAGGATTAGAAGTTAATGTAGTATTTGGAAATAATATTCCTACAATTATAGATAAAATTAAGCAGAAAGTGAGGTAATGATATGGAAAGAAGCAGTTTTTTCAATGCGGTATTAGACCAGCAAGGTAATCCAGATAGGTCTTATTTGGCTGAAGATTTTGCTAGATACTTTGGTACTTTTATAGGTAATGGAGTATTTCCTAATCCAGCAAACCAATTGCAAGTAGTTGCTGTAGATAATAATATGCAGATACGAATTAAACAAGGTTTAGCGTGGATTAATGGGTATTTTTATGAAAATACAGACGATTATATATTTAAATTAGACCCTGCTGACGGAGTATTAGATAGAATAGATAGAGTAGTTTTAAGATTGGATTTTTTAGAAAGAAAAATTAAAGCAGTAGTAAAAAAGGGACAATATGCTAGCAGTCCAATACCTAAAAGTTTACAACGTGATGCAGACGCTTATGAGATAGCTTTAGCAGATGTATTTGTAGATAATGGTGTAATAAAAATTAATCAATCTAACATAACAGATTTGAGACTAAATAGTGATGTTTGCGGGATTGTACATGGAACTATAAAACAAGTGGATACTACAGAAATATTTAGACAATATCAAGCTTGGTTTCAAGAGAATAAGTCCAAGCATGAGAAGGATTTTGAAATTTGGATGAATGAATTTAAGATTGCCACTGGCCAAAAATTCACTGATTGGGTAGATGATTTAAAAAATAGTTTAGATCCAAATGAAGATATTGCAGCGCAATTGCAGATGCAAATATCAGAAAATAAGTTACAATTGGCTGATATTACGACACTAACAGGTAATAAAGATAACTTAAAAACTACCAATAAAACAAATTTAGTAAGTGCAATTAAT